GAACAAGGGGGACAGTGATGGGGTCAGTTAGGTTTAACATCTCCTTGCGGGTTGCTGGCATAAGCGATCAGCCCATTGAGATCGTCGCGGAGCTTGATAGCGAAGCCAAGCCCAAAGCGAAGTCTTACAGCAACTACAGTGTCGGGATGGGACACATTCTCACCGGGGACAATACGGGTTGTCAGCAAAGTCAGAGCGCACACACCGTCCGCAGCCCCGTGGACAATGCACCCGTCAACATAAGTGACGCGAATGTTGTCGGGATCAGCAAGTTTTCTGGCTTCGACAGTGGAGGTATCGCTGGCTGCATCGCCGGATCGAACTTCTACGGGCTTAATCATGGTTTGAAATCCTCTTTAATCGTTGATGATGGAAGCATCTTCAGATTCCCCCCTGACAAACAAGGGGGGCCGTCATGATCTGGTCCCTCCATCTGATTGCCAATCTGCGCGAGGTATCCCGCGTTCACACTTTCCGCCGTCAATGGCGGCGCATGTGGAGGCGGGCATGAAACGCATATCCAAGCTTTTGAAATCTCTGGTGCCACGTCCCCCAAGATTTGCCCCACCAGAGCGCGCAGGCGGGTTTATGGCCTCTTCCCCCGCCCGTCTGCGCATCCTTTTCCGCAAGGCGCGTACAACGCCTACCGTGACTATGCCTAACAGGATCATGACTATATTCGCTCCCTCTGATTGTGTGGAGCCTATTGGCGATAGTCGGGCAGATTCCACCCCAGAGCGGGGAGATTTTCGCATCATGCAGCGGGGGCGCGCATGAATGCGCAAGCTGCTGATGTTGATGCGTTCGAGAGGTTAGCGGCAAAGCTGGCCTTACTCGAAAAAGCGCGCACTGGCCTTCCTGAAAAGGAGGTCCGCAAGCGCATATCGAAGCGTTTGGGAAAGCAGGAGGGCTTTCTCTGTGACGTGTACAAGAGCCGCGTAAAGGGCGTTCATCACTGGCTTATGATGAAAGTCCGGCGCGTTTTGCTGCAAGAGCTTCTTAAAGAAAAAATGCGGATTGAACATGACATTCAGATGCTTTTGCAGAGCGGTGAACGACCTGACAGCGGCGATATTCAAACGCTTGTGGGTGCGGCTAAAAACTTACTTGAAACGTTGGAGAGCATGAAATGATCGGACACAATAGCATTGAAGGCAAGGCTTTACGCTCGATCATTGATCGCATTGAGCGCCTTAACCAAGAGAAGCAGGAAATAACCGACGCGATAAAAGAGGTCTTAGGCGAAGCGAAAGCAGACGGCTTTGATCCGAAAATAATTCGCGCGATTGTCCAGCGCCGCAAGCAAGACCCTGACGAATTGCGCCGCAAGGAAGAGATGATCGAGATTTATCGCAACGCGCTAGGCGACTTTGCAAATACCGATTTGGGACAAGCGGCAATCCATAAAATCTAGAAGGCTTACATGCGGCGGGGGAGAAAAATGGCTTGGGATACGGGGCAGGTTGAAAAGCTGAAAGAGCTACATGCGGGAAAACAGCCATTTTCGCAAATGGCAAAACATTTAGGCTGCACACGTAGCACTATTGCTGGCAAAATCCGCAGGCTCAAGATAACCGGCGATATTGATCTGGAAAGCCCTAATGCGGAAGTCAAAAAGCCCCTGCCATTTTATTCAGAAGTAAAAAGCCTTTTTGAAAAAGGCTTGTCATATTCCCAGATAGCCAAGGAAATTGGGAAAACGCGCGGTGCGATATGCGCGATTGCAAGACGCCAAGGCTTGAAGCGCGGGGAAAATAGAATTGTATCCGTAAAGAAAAAGAAGATTGCCGCCCCTGCTCCATTTGCGCCCGTTCGGGAGGGCGCGAGCCTCGATGCATCACATGCGCCAGCGATGGCGTTAACCGGCGGCGGGGATGCGGCAATGCATTTTAATCCGTCGAATGTGGTGAAGCCCTCCCATACTGCTTCTTTAAAAGAGCGTGATTGCCGATGGATCGAAAACGGCATGTATTGTTGCGCTGTCAAGCAAGATAAAAGCTCGTACTGTCCGCAACACCATGCCCGTTCATATGTTAAATGGAGCCGGTCAGCATGATGCCAATATCATTTTTAGTGGTAGGTACACCGCAAGGAAAAGGCCGTGCGCGCGCTTGTCGCCGTGGTAAATTCATAAGGCATTACACGCCTGAGAAAACAGCCGCGTATGAAGCTGAAATAAAAAAGGCTGCGATATGCGCGCTATCAGGACGCGGGCCATTCAAGGGGCCTGTGAACTTACATATGCGCGCTGTTTTTCCGATACCTGAAAGCTGGAGCAAGCGCAAAAAACAGGCCGCAATAGCAGGCGAGATACTGCCAACTGTAAAGCCTGACGCAGACAACATCATAAAGGCATGGGCCGATGGAATGAACGGCCTGATTTACAAGGACGATAAGCAGATCGCGGACATTACATTCAAAAAACGGTACGGACTACAGCCATTTGTGCTGGCGACAATTAGCGAGGTGCGCCCATGAATGCCCATCACAAAACCAGAGCAACAGCACAAAAAGCCGCCTTGCAAAAGCAGATTGTGCAGATGCGAAGGAACGAAATCCCGTTTGTCGCCATAGCGAGGCAGCTCTATATAAACATAGAATATGCAAAGCAATTATATAAGACAGCTATATCACCTGTAGATTTAACACAATATCATGAAGAGTGCGAAAGTAAAAAAGTTCAAGATGAAAAATTCCGCGCTGCAATGCAAAAGGCCATAGAAAGCGGTCTGGAAAGGCAACACAAGCCCGCGCCTGCAAGCGATAGCATCCCGAAATTTATCCGCCCGACGCACACGTCGCAGATGGGATCACCTGCCGGCATGTGTTCTGATTGGGCGCTTTCCAAAACAAAGGTGTGGTCGTGATTAAAATCCCCACCCTGACCCAGCAGCAAATCGACTTAATTCTTCTTGAGCGCAAGGAATACCGCACGCCTTGGAAACAGCTTGCGCGTGAAGTGAACATACCGGCCCGCGCCCTGATAAAATGGCTTCGCGCCTATCAGCAGGAGGCGCAATACAAATGAGTAGGTGGTATCGCGCATATGCGGGCATGGCCCGTGATGACAAGCTAGTTCGAGTTGCCTTGAAAGCAAAGCAGCCGATTGAGCGCGTGGTGTGGATATGGTGCGCCATACTGGAAAGCGCAGCAGAATTAGATGATGGAGGTCGTTATGACATCGACATTGGAGAGGTCGCTTACTTTCTCAGAGCGGATGAAGCTGACATTTCAAATATTTTGGACGCTCTTTGTGATATTAAAAGAGTGGCTTCCGGTTTTGTGGTCAATTGGGGCGACCGTCAATTTCAGTCCGACAGATCAGCCGAACGTCAAAAACGTTATCGTGAGCGGCAAAAACAAGAAACTAAATCAAGCGACTGTAACGCTTCGGGCGCACTGAACGTCACCGTTACGTCACCGTTACGTCACGGTGACGCACCAGAGACAGAGACATATACAGATAATACTCCCTCACTTCGTTCGGGAGTAGCGCGCGCGCGCGACGAAACCGAACCGGTTGAAAAACAAAAACGCAAACCAAAAAAACCGATGATCGAATTGCCGGAAGGCTGGCAGCCAGACCAGTCAGGGCGTGATTTTGCGATCAGGTACGGGATGCCTCACGGCGAAATAACGTATCAAATTCAGCAATTTACGGATCATCACCGCAAGAATGCGACCCATTTTGCCGATTGGTCAGCGGCATGGCGGACGTGGTGCGGAAATTACAGGAAATTCGGAGGTTTTAAACATGTTGGACAGACCGGACAGAGGCCAGACCCACGGGCAAATTCCATTTCAGCGGCAGCAAGGCGGCTTTCAGATCGACTGGACGCGGCGGGTCAACCCGCAGGAGGCGGCGAGACTGACTTCGGCGTTGTTCGGCTACTTCCAATGGGATAGCGGGGCAGACCCTGATTTGATTTGCGCGTCAGTGGCAGCCATATTTTGCGAGTATCCGATTGATGTGGTTCGTGAACTGGTGCATCCGGTTCACGGCTTACAAACGAAACTGGATCGCGCGCCTACGATCAAACAAATCAAGGACGCACTGGAAGAAAAAATGGCTCCAATCTATCGGGAGCGCGCCCGTCCGAGATACAATCCGAACCAATTGCCACCACCACAAATCACGCCAGAACAGCGGGCGGAGGTGGCGGCGAGAGTGAAAGCCGTCGCGGATGAACTCAAAGCCAAGGCAACACTGAGGGAGGCGGAGGAGCGGGCAAAGCGCCCTGTGCCACCCCACCACAACACGCTGTATTTTCGCGCATGTGAGGCGGCAGGAATTGATCCTAACGGGGGCATGGTTGCCTCGCCGTCATTGCGGGCTTTGGTTGAACAGCAAACAGGGAGGGCGCTATGAACGAATTCAACCGCGAAAATCTAACTATCAGGCCTATTACTGATAGCCTAGGCAGGCACGTTAAGGCGTTTGAGTACCGCGCTAATGGTCAGCGCATATGCGGGGCGCTCCCGTCGGGCCTGTCTGATGATGAGGTGGCGGAGAAGGCCAGGGTGACGATTGAAAGCTATTTTGCAGGGAAGGTAGGCAAATGAACATAAAAGATGAAAATGACAAGAAATACGAAGGCGTTGAATGCTGCTGGAATTGCAAGTTTTATTATTGGCGAGAAGAAGAATGCAGAAAAAATGCGCCAGTTAAAAATCAAGTAAAAGAAGCGGTTTATAGCATTCTATCATTTATTTATGAAACGCCTAAAGTTAAACGTATGCTACAAATAACTGAGGATGATTTTTTAAACTTAATGGAACACTTTGAAGACGAGATAACTTTTTTCCCTAAAATGCCTGAACATCAATGCTGCGGCGAATATCAAGGAAAGGGCAAAATACAATGAACACAGCCGCACATGACCGAAAAGCCACTCATTTAACGCGAGGAATTGAGCCGTCACCAATTGAGGTAAAATGTCCGCATGATCCGGCTGATACCATTGTTGCAATGCGAAATATCCGCGATGATTTGCTGGCGAGAAAGCACGCCCGCCGCCAGATTGATGATGCTCAGTTTGCCGCTGGCAGACGCTATCAGGCGTTATTTGAAATTGTTGAAAATCCGGCGCGTGCGTTTAATTACGCCAATCCAAAAGTTGACGGCGGGGGGGCAGCGCCTGACATCATGACCGATGCGCGTAATAAGGCCACCAAAGAGCTGGCTCGCATAGACGCGGTGTTAGGGGCGCGTGACACCAAAGTGGTGCGCCTCGCACTATGTGAAGGCTGCACAATGGCACGGGTGGCTATGGTTATGGGATCAACGGTTACAGAATTTAGCCAAAAATATTATGGCCGCATTTTGAATGATGCGCTAGAAATAATCGCAGAATTAGTTGGATTTGTATCAAAACGGGCTTGACTGTACCAGCAAAATGGGTATAAATTGGCATCATAGGATTTGTTGCGAGATTTTCGCGCCCCTGCTCTGCATAGCATCAGGCATTAAGACCGGAAACGGCAAGCCGTCAGTTTAAAGCTGGCGGCTTTTGTTATTGCGCTTGACCAGATAAGCCAGCCAATCAGGGATAGGACGGCTGGTAGATTTGTCTGGCTCTGCCTCCCATGCCTGCACAGATCGCAATGCAGTACTGCGGCCTGTGCGTTTGTTAATCCAATCAGCGAATTCCGCTTGGGTGAGGTTAATGGATTGGCGGAATGATTTGAGGTCTGCGGGGGTCATGCTAATTAAACCCACTGGTTCCGGATCCCAGCCTGTGCGCGTTCGCGGGCGCTGAACATATAATTAAATGATGTTCCGCTCATCATCCCGCATCTTATTGTGATTGCTGCCGCGTCAAAGGCAGCTTCCAGAGGTTCGTAAATATCGCTATCGCTACTGTCTGCCGCTTCCTTGGCAGCATAGGCGGCGTCTTCTTTGGCTTTGGCAGCGCGATAAGCGTCGGTTGAGCGCAAATCATTTATAGCCTGCTCTGTGTCGGATGTGTCTGGATGATCGATGTAGCGAGCGTCAATTACAACATCGTTAATAATTAATGCGATTGCCCAGCCGGAACCGTTATAGACCGATTCATTCACGTTGATTGTTTTCATTTTAGCGTCCTCCTGTTGTTGTGTGAAGCACTGGCGCTTCGTTCTGCCCTCCGTAAAGGGCAGTGTCGAAGGGTCAGGCGGCTATTTTCTGTGATCCGGTGACAACAAAAGGTCTATTCCATTTGCCTATTTGCAGGTTAACATAATGACCTACGTGGATGTAATCTGTTTGTATATCGGAGTCGTCAAAATTATCAGTATTTAGAATATCAATAATTGACTTGATGATCTGTTTTTCTTCGCAATCTGAAACCAGACCTAACCAGTGATTTATATTTTCTGCGTAATTATTGCGTGTTTTGATTTCTGGCATTTTGCCAAGCAGATCAACCGGCGCGGCGTAGATGGTCATAACGATTGTTGAATGATTTTCAACGGCAACGCTATATTTCCAGCCTGATGGGACAACACTTTTTAGTGCTTCTGCGATTTTTGCTTTTTTCTCTTTGCTGACATAAGCCATTTTAGCATCCTCCTATTTGGTGGGCACCATCGCCCTGTCTATATACAGACAATACGATCATTGCTCGTATAAGTCAACACCTAAAACGATACGTACAAACACCTATGAAAGGGAATGTGGATAACTGTTATGGGTAACCCTGTTGGCGCCCCCCCGTGGCTATATGATCCGGCAATCGGAGATCAGATTTGCGATATGGTGGCAGATGGCAAGAACCTGCACGTTATAAGCAAAATAGATGGATTGCCTGGGCGGAATACAATTTACAAATGGCTGAGGGAAAGTGCCGAATTTGCAAACAATTACGCGCGTGCGCGGGAAGATCGCGCTGATTGGCGCGCATCTCGCATTGATGAAATCACGCAAGAAGTCAGGGAAGGCAAGTTAGAGCCGAATGCCGCGCGTGTGATAATCGATGCTGAGAAATGGCAGGCAGGTAAAGAAAACAGCAAAATATACGGCGATAAGCAAACCATTGATGTTAATGACCAATCGCCGTTGGCTAAGGTGAATTATGGCCTCATTATCGGACTCATTGAGCAAGTTGAGCGCGAGCGAGTTAGACGCGCTGCTGGCTCAGTTGAGGCAGAGGATTAATCAGGAACGCATAGCGTCGTATTTCCCTGATGATGGCCCGTTCCGGCGGGAATTATACCCGCGCCATATGGAATTTTTTCGAGCCGGTATTGAGCATCGAGAGCGTCTTATGCTTGCCGCGAACCGTGTCGGCAAAACGGAAAGTGTAGGCGGTTACGAAACAACGCTGCATCTTACTGGAGAGTACCCAGACTGGTGGCAGGGCAGAAGATTTAACAGGCCAACGCGCGGTTGGGCTGCTGGTGATACTTCAAACACTGTGCGCGACATTATCCAGACAAAGCTGCTGGGCGCTATTGGGCAATGGGGTACAGGTTTAATACCTTTGCGGTGCATTGGCCGCAAGCCAACTCTCAAGCGCAACGTGCCAGACGCTGTGCAGGACATATACGTCAAACACAAATCTGGTGGGCAAAGCGTTCTCACGCTTAAGTCATACGATCAAAAGCGCGAGTCATTTCAAGGCACTGAGCAAGATTTTATCTGGCTTGATGAGGAGCCGCCGATGGACATCTATACCGAGTGCCTACTGCGTACCATGACAACGAACGGGTTGATTATGTGTACGTTTACGCCATTGCAGGGCCTATCAGACGTTGTGCTATCGTATTTGCCAGGCGGCAGATTGCCTGATGCGGCGTAAATTAGGTAATAATGTCAAAGTATAGCAAAGAAATTGTCAGAGATATAGCTAGGTTGGCTCCGTATCTTGTCTCGCATACCAAACCAAAAAGCCCGCTGGTTGCGTCATTCCTGCCAAAATCGCGGCAGCAGCAGTATATCATATATGCTGTAACTCTTTATGAGCACCCTGGTGTAGTTAAAATAGGGAGAACGTTTAACTGGAAATCACGCAGGAAATACTATGAGAGTTTTAACTTGCGGTGTGGAGATGCTATCGAGGATGAGCGCGTCTTTGTGATAACCGATGAATTTGTAGACTTGCCAAAACTGGAGAGGTGTCTTTTAGAGCGCATGCCTTTCCCGCGTCGACACGGGGCCGAGTGGTTTGAGACGACCCTCGATGACATGGCGCGGGTCATTGATCAGTTTATGTGCGAGCACGACATTAGCTATGTCTAAAGCTGTCATAATGGCGACATGGGACGATGTCCCGCACCTATCAGACAGCGACAAACAGGAATTATACGCATCTATCCCGCCATATCAGCGTGATGCGCGATCTAAAGGCATACCGCAATTAGGAGCCGGTGCTATTTATCCGGTGCCTGAGACTGATTTGCTGTGCGATCCGTTTACCATACCGGATTTTTGGCCCCGCTGTTACGCATTGGATGTGGGCTGGAATCGCACGGCGGCGCTATGGGGCGCATGGGATAGAGATCAGGACGTTGTGTACCTGACTGCCGAATATTATCGCCAACACGCCGAGCCGTCCGTCCATGCCGCTGCTATCCGCGCTAAAGGAGATTGGATACCGGGGGTTATTGATCCGGCGGCGCGTGGCCGGTCACAGATAGACGGCACCCAGCTTATGGGTATGTACCGAGATTTAGGCCTGCACATAACCGCCGCAGACAATGCAGTCAGCGCGGGCATTGATGCGGTGTGGGAGCGCATGTCAACCGGCAGGCTGGCAGTATTCCGCACGTTGCAAAACTGGTTATTCGAGTTTCGCATATATCGCAGAGATGAAAAAGGCAAAATTGTTAAGGAAAACGACCATCTCATGGATGATACGCGTTATCTCATCATGAGCGGCCTTAGCATATCAGAGACAAAACCACTCAACAAAGAAGATTATCTTCGTGATTACTCACACACAACACGATCAGACGTGACAGGATACTGATGGAATCTTTTGACATACAGCCGGATGTGGACACGCAGGCAGACGCGCCGCCCGCACACCCGCTTGAATTCCTGATGCGATCCATCCAGTCCATCAATATGGCTGTTGATATGACGGATAGCGAGCTAGGCGCTATCGGCATGGACGTGGTGCGCGAATATGAGATTGATGATGAGAGCCGCGCCGATTGGTTAAAAGAGCATGAGCAGGCGTTTAAGCTCGCCATGCAAGTTGCTCAGGAAAAAACATATCCGTGGCCTAAAGCGTCAAACGTCATATTTCCGCTTATGACCACGGCGGCGCTGCAATTCAACGCGCGCGCATATCCGGCGGTTATAGCTGGGCGGAATGTGGTCAAGGGTGTTGTGGTGGGCGATGATAAGGGTATCCCTGCCATAGATCAGGCCACTGGACAGATTATCGAAGGCCAATGGGTTGTCCCACCTGGCGCAAAGCAGATCAAGGCCGACGCTATTGGCGAGCATATGTCATGGCAGTTGCTTGATGAAATGCCAGAATGGGAGCCGGAGACTGACAAGCTACTATTGATACTACCCATTGCCGGTACGGTATTCCGCAAGACGTATTTTGACAAAGGCATGGGCCGCAATTGCTCTAATCTGGTTCTGGCGGAAAATCTCGTTATCAATTATTCTGCGCGATCAGTTGAGAACGCGCCACGCCTGACAGAGATATTGCGTTATTATCCGCATGAGATTGTGGAATTTCAGCGCGCCGGCGTATGGGTTGAACATGATTTTGGTATGGCGCAGGATTCGGGCAACGATCCAGACGCGCAGCATATATTTTTAGAACAACACCGCCGCCTTGATCTTGATGATGACGGATATTCAGAGCCGTATATCGTCACGGTGCATAAAGACACAAGCAAGGTATGCCGCATAGTTGCTTGCTATGATGCGGACAGCATTATGGTGGGTGCAGACGGCAATATCCTGAAAATAAATCGCGTCGAATATTACACGAAATATGGGTTCATACCTTCGCCCGATGGCGGAATTTATGATGTAGGCTTTGGCAAGCTGCTTAATCCGATCAATAAATCCGTAAATACCACGCTCAATATGTTGCTGGATGCTGGTCATCTGGCGAATACAGGCGGCGGGTTTATTGGCAAGGGATTGGCAATGAGTTCCGGCGCGGTACGCTTTGCGCCCGGCGAATACAAGGTTGTTAAATCATCGAGCGATGATATTCGCAGCGCGATTGTGCCATTGCAATTTCCAGGGCCGTCTCCGGTGCTGTTTAATTTGCTGGGCCTGCTGATTGACGCAGGCAAGGACGTGGCAGCGGTTAAGGACGTTCTAACCGGTGAGCAACAGCAATCCAATATTCCCGCCACCACAACGCTGGCATTGATTGAGCAGGGCCTGAAGGTTTTCACCGCGATCTACAAGCGCGTTCACTTGGCGCTGAAATCCGAATTAAACAAGCTCTACAAACTCAATCAGGAATATTTGAACGAAGAAAGCGGTTATCGCATCGGAGATGAATGGAAAACCATCACGCGCGCGCTATACGAAAGTGGCGCAGGCGTGGAACCAATGTCTGATCCTACGATGGTGTCCGATATGCAGCGGCTGGGCCGCGCGCAATTCCTGATGCAGTTCGCTGACGATCCTAATTTTGATGGTCGCGAAATCCGTCGCCGGATGCTGGAGGCCGCGCAGGTAACCGGTATTGATAAGCTGATGGTAGATCAGCCGCCACCTAATCCAGAACTTGCCATAAAAGGCATGGAAATGGATATGCAGGCGAAGAAAAATAACGCCACGGAATTGCGCGAAATGGCGCAAGCGCTGCTGTATTTTGCGCAGGCCGATCAAGCTATCGGCGCGATGAACCTGCAATGGGCGCAGCATCAGATGGAAGTTTTCAAGGCACAATTTGAGGACGCACAAAGTGGAAATAAGCCAGATCAACAAGGCGGATTGGGCGGAGTGGAGACATCACCCGATAACCAAGATTTATCTGCGGTTTCTGGCGGACAAGGCGGCATACCTCAAAGCGCAGGCTTCTGAGGCGTGGGTAGGGGGGAGCCCCTTTAAGGAGGTCGTTCGCGGCCAGATTATCGAGTTAATCGAGTTAAGCGAAATGCCATTTGAAGCGGTGGCAGAATTCTATGAGGCAGAGAAGGAAGACAGTAATGAGACCAAAGCTAATCAAGATCAATAAGGTTGAGCTGATACCGGCTCAATACGACGGAAACAATGGGAGCGGATGCACCCCGATATTTAACAAGGTGGTGGTAAAAACAGATACCATACCGGAGCAGACAAGCGGCGGTATTCATATGATGGAAGACATGCGCGAGCGCATGGATTTGAGCGTAAATACCGGTGTTGTGGTTGAGGTTGGGGAATCGGCATTTAAAGGTATGCCAGGCGCGCCAGTCGCAGGTGACCGCATCGTTATGGAGAAATACGCAGGCGAATTGCTTTATACGTCCGATGGCGGCGTGTACCGGCTGGTTGAGGATAAATCCATCGGCGGCATCATGAAGAAGGAGCCCGCCCATGTCTGATGAACAACAAGTCGTTGCGGAAGAGCAGGAAGCACCTGTCACGATTGAAAATGAAGGCGCTGAAGCGGAAGTAACGAAAGAAACAGCTTCCGGCAGTGATGAGGAACATGCCAGCCGGTTAGGTTGGGTTCCTAAAGAACAGTTTCGCGGCGATCCTAAAAACTGGCGCGATGCAACAGAATTTCTAAAGCGCGGAACGGAACAATTACCGATCCTGAGCGAAAATCTCAAGCGTCTGCAAAAAAAGCTCGATCAGCAATCGGCTGCATTCTCTGAATTCCGTCAATTTATGACCAAATCGGAAGAGCGCGCTTACGAAAAAGCGAAGAAAGAGATTGAAGCGGAGCGCCGCAAAGCTGTTGAAAATGCTGATACGGAAGGCTTTGAACGCGCTGAAAAAGAGCTTGAGCGCATCGAGCGCGATAAGTTGCCAACGCCTAAAAGCGCTGCGAATATCGAGCCGGAAATAGCTGAATTTGTTAAAGAAAACGGCACATGGTTTGATAAGGACAAGGTGCTCACCACGTACGCGATTGAAGTGCATGGCGATATTCTGCGCGAAAGCCCAGGAATGTCTATTGCCGACAATCTCGTGGAAACAAAGCGCCGGTTGGTTGAAAAATTTCCAGAGAAATTCGGGATTAATCCAAAACGCAATGGCGCTTCATCTGTGGCTGCTCCCGCTGCGACCGCTGCGCCAAAGGTGAAGCCAAGAACGTTTGAGGCGCTACCGAAGGAAGCGCAAAAACAGTGCGCGGTATTTGAAAAAACAATACCTGGCTTCAAGCGTGAAGATTACCTCAAAAACTTTGCATGGGATTAATGACAATGAACACCAGACCAGTAGGCCGTCCGCGCGTTTATGGCCGTCCAGAAACCACAGCGCAAACAGCCGCACAAACGAATGCAAGCGAAGCATCTACGTCGCCAGAAGATGCGGCGATTGCTCCAGAAACAGGGCAGCCGCGCAAGCGTTTCGGCGCACTTACGCAAAAGCTCGCATATCCGGCAAGAAATGGTTATCATCGCCACTGGTTCATAGATGAGCCTGGCAGGATACAACTGGCAAGAGAGTGTGGATACACACATGTCAGGGACGCAGAAGGTGCCAACGTAAGCCAGATAACAGGCTCCGGTGCAAATGGCATTGGAGAGACTTGCTATTTAATGGAAATTCCTATAGAGTGGTATGAGCAGGATAGAGCCTCGGAGGAGGCGGAGCGTAAAAAACTGGAAAGCCAGTACCTCACAGGACTTGTTACGAACGAGCCTGATGACAAGAGATATTCACCGAATATCTACAATCCCAACGGCGGGATTATGCGCGTAGAGACGCGCTAAACTACCCCCAGAGTCAGAAGCGTATCGCTTCACAAATCACATTCATCAACATCAGGCATTTGTCGTCGCATGTTTATGCGCGCGCTTGCCGCTAATCTGGGAGGCCGTCTATGGCCAATACAAATGCACCGCGCGGGTTAATCCCTGTGCGCCGTACCGACGGTTCCCCGTGGACAGGCGGTTTTACAATTTACAACGTACCGGCATCCTACGGCACCGCTATTTATGCAGGTGATCCGGTAATTCCTACGGGCACATCAGACGCTAATGGCGTTCCGAATGTCACTTTGGCAACTGCTGGCGCGACAAATTACCTTGTAGGCGCAATGATCGGAATAGTCAGCGGTGGCGATCCGATTATCGCAGTAACGCGCGATATGCCGGTTTACCGCCAAGCATCCGTTCAACAGTACATCGCTGTTGCCGATGATCCTAATCTCGTTTTTGAAATTCAGGAAGACGGCGTAGGCGGCGCATTGAGCGTCAGCGATTCCATGGCCAACGCAGATCTTGTGAGCGGTTCTGGATCAACTGTCACCGGCTATTCTGGCTGGATGCTGGATTCTTCCACCGCAGGAACCGGCGCAACAAAACAGCTTCGCATTCTGCGTCCTGTTCCTATCGTCGATAACACCGCAGGCTCAACCTACGCCAAATGGCTGGTTAAGATCAACCTGCACTCTCTCACCAATACAACCGGCATCTAAGGAGAAGGATCAATGTCTAGTCCTATCACAACCGGCACCTCTCCTAAACTTCTATGGCCTGGAATTCATGCCATTTGGGGGAATGCCTATAACGAACACCCGACCGAATACACCGACCTTTTCGACACTGAAACCTCAGACAAAGCGTATGAGGAAGATGTGGAAATGGTTGGCTTCGGTGTTGCGCCAATAAAACGCGAAGGCGCAAGCGTTGCTTATCAGACCGAGCGCCAAGGCACCACAACCCGTTACACCCACTTTGCGGTGGCATCTGGTTATATCGTGACCTATGAAGAGCTTCAGGATAATCTGTACATGCAGGTTTCCAAGCGGCGCGCAAAATCCCTTGCGTTTGGTATGCGCCAGACAAAAGAGATTTACGGTGCAAACATCTACAATCGCGCGTTCAACTCGACGTATGCGATTGCTGATGGTGCGGCACTGATTAGTGCATCGCATCCAAACGATAACGGCAACCAATCAAATATCCTGACCACATCCGCTGACCTGAGCGAAAAATCCATTGAGGATTTGTGCGTCCAGATCATGCTGATGACGGATAGCCGCGGCAACCGTATTTCCGGAAAGCCGGTATCGCTCCATGTCCCATCTCAGCTTTGGTACAACGCCAACCGCATTCTGAATTCAACGCTGCAAAGCGCAACGGCGAATAACGCGGTGAACGTGCTCAAAGCACAAGGCACATTCCCTGGCGGCATCAAGGTAAACCATTACTTTGATAGCTCTTCTGCATGGTTCATCCGCACCAATATTGGTGACAGTGTGCGCCATTTCACCCGCGAGGCAATTTCGTTCAAGGAAGACAACGACTTTGACACAAAGAACCTCAAGTACGCCTGTTATGAGCGTTACAGCTTCGGCGTGACCAACTGGCGTGGTGTTTACGGAACCGCTGGCGCATAAGGAACATAGATCATGCTTACCGCATACGCAGGGCCTATTGTTGCTTATGGCGACATGGGGGCCGGTTATACCGATCCTGACAAAGCGCCGTCCCTATTCTGGGGCGGCTCCGGCCTCTTTGACCCGCGCATGGGTTATGGGCAGCAGCGTGATGGCACCATTGGCTTTGCCGGTGGTTCAACGCTTATCCCCGTGATTGATGCTGTGCCGTCAACATTGACAACAACTGCAATCGCTGCGGCTCAAGTCCCTGTTGCTGGAACGGCAATGACGCTTGTGTCCACTACGGGCGCTGGCATTACGGTTTTGTCGGCGGCTTTGAAAGTCTATCCGTCTGGCAATACAGTTCCGGTAGGTGCTCTTGCCATTGATGGTGCTCCTGGCGTGGTGGCGTTTGGTAGTGCGTCCGTTGCCACGGGGAACACCAAAATATCTCTGTACGACCCGACAAAAGCACTGGCTCGTAATATCCAGATTGCTTCTGTTGGCAATGACACGGGCGGCACATTCCTTGTGTCTGGGTACGACATTTATGGATACCCCATGAGTGAGCGTATTACAGGCGCAAACGCTGGCACTGCGACTGGCACAAAGGCGTTCAAGTTCGTAACGTCTGTAGTCCCTGCTGGTACGCTTTCCGGATCAAATGTTAGCGTTGGTCAGGGCGATAAATATGGGTTTCCTCTGCGCGTGGATTCCATCGGATATGTGAGTATCTGGTTCAACAACCTTCAAATTGCGTCATCCGCCACAGGAACTTTTACTTTCGCTGACACGACAACAGCAACGACGACAACTGGCGATGTGCGCGGGACATATCTTGTCGCGTCCGCATCCAATGCCACCAAGCGCTTGCAGATGTTCATTACGCCTTCGATTGCAAACCTTGGTTCAAATACCGGTCTATTCGGTGTCACACAGGCATAAGGTCAAATTGAAATGGCTGACGCTGTAACCTCTCAAACGCTTCTTGATGGCTATCGCAATGTGGTGATGAAATTCACCAACCTGAGCGATGGCACGGGCGAAAGCGCGGTTAAGAAAGTTGACGTTACAGCGTTAACCCCTGCTGCTGGCACAAAACTCAAGGTGATGAAAATCCGGTATTCGATTGAAGCCGGAAGCGTTTCGCTGCTCTGGGAAGCCACGTCTAACGTCACGATGGTGATTTTGCGCGGGTACGGAGAAATCAAAATTCCTGGCGGGATTGTGAATAACGGCGGGTCTGGTGTGACCGGTTCAATCCTGCTGACAACAAATAATTTCATCAGCCAGTCAAGCTATACCATCGAATTAGAAATGGTGAAGGGTATATAAATGTCCGTACCTCACATAATCGTTGGCGAGTCGATGGTTATCCCGTCGGCGACATTTAACAGGCCAGCAGACACAACTGCTTATGCTGTTGGTGACCTTGTTGCTAACAGCACAACGGCGGGTTCCGTTGTCCCTATGTCATGGGCTTTGCCAACAAATGCAGGTGAGGTTCTTCAGGCGCGCATAAAGAGAAATGATACCAGCGCGAACACCCAATATTTAAGGCTTCATATTTATACATCATCCCCGACCGTTGCTAACGGCGACAATGCAGCGTGGTCTACAACGATAGCCGCGCTCGTTGGCAGCATTGATGTTAATATTGAAAGGCAGGGTACGGATTATTGCGAAGGGTTTGGTGTGCCTATTCATGGGTATATTGCCTATTCTGGAACAACAACCCTGTATGGGCTTCTGGAAGCCAGAAATGCGTACACACCAACATCTGGTGAGACGTTCATCGTCGAATTGTTTACAGAGCCAAAATGAGACGCAAGCCTTCGTGGATTTACCCACTGGCAACGCTTGATCTGGATTTTGTTAATCAGCGTTATTATGCGTTCGGGCAAGCCGGTTTAAGCAATATCATACTGACCACGCGCGCTTCTGTTGGGTATGCGCAACGCGCAAATAACACGTGGGTGTCATTCGATGCCAACCAGCCGCGTATTACCGACAAGGGAATTTTCATCGAGCAGGCGGCGACCAATCTTTGCCTGTATTCAAATGATCTGACCAATGCGGCATGGACAAAAACGAATTGCACGGCGGCTTTGAATGCGACGGGCGCGGATGGCGTGGCGAATGCCGCGACTACCCTTACCGCCACAGGAGCCAATGCCACCTGCTTGCAAGCGTTCACGCTATCGTCTGCGGCGCGCACCATTTCAGTGATGATGAGACGCAAGACTGGTAGCGGTGCCGTTTATTTGACACAAGACAACGACGCGACACGCACGGATATCACATCGCAATTAAACACCAGCACATACACAAAAGTGCAGGTTGCCCAAACGCTGGTTAATCCAACAATCGGGATAAAGCTTGCCACGAGCGGCGACGCGGTGGAAATCTGGAATGTGCAATATGAGACTGGCAGCTTTGCCACATCTCCCATATTCACAACGAGTGCCACGGTAACGCGCTCTCAGGATGTTACAACGTTCTCGAATAACCAGAACAATGCGTCATGGGCAAATATGGCGGAAGGCTCCCTTTATGTGGAATGGGAAGAGGTTGTGGGGGCAATCAGCGCGCAGCATCGCGTTGTGACGGTTGCCAACTCTAATGCGGCCATAAACGTTTTTGCAGGTGGTACGACCAACAAAGCGAACGTCACCATAACCGATATTTCTGGGTCAACTATAGCCAACCTCGCATCAACCAACTCGATAGCGGCCAACACGGTTTACCGCATCGCAATCCGGTGGCGCAAGGATGACATGGCAATGGCTGTTCCTACTGCGCTTAACGCAACGGTTTTAACAGATACAACCGGACAGCCAGGCATTACCTACGGCGGGAACTCTCGCCTTGGTCAAAGCGTCGGAGGCTCTCAGGTTCTCAATGGATATGTCCGCAGGTTGATTTGCCGTCAAGTGATTGATGCAGACGCAAACCTGCAAGAATGGGCGAATAGGGTTTAGATCATGGCACCACGCACCACGTATGCTAATCTGCCTGTTGGTCTAAACCCACTTTCACTGTTTGACCAGTCCCTTGCCGATATGGGCAAGTTGGGGATTATTCCATGCACGGCATCAGGCACAAACGCCATTGTTTTGACTCCGCGCGCCGATTCCTACGTGCCGGATATTGCGGCCTATAATGATGGGCAGATTTATGGGTTTGTTCCGGCTGGGGGATCAACCGGCTCGGTAACGCTGCGATATGGTGCGCTTGCCGCCAAGAATGTTTATCTGGCGACAGGTACGCAGGCAGGCAATGGTGATATAGCTAGCGGATATTATGGCGCGGTTTATATCTCAACGCTGAATTCTGGCGCGGGTGGGTTTTACCTTCTGCCTTTTACTGCGGGGACAGGGCCTGACCCATACCCGCAATATCTAACGGTTGCTGAGGGTAATGCGGCCTATCAGCCCCTTGATGCAGATTTAACGGCAATTGCAGGGCTTACAAGCGCTGCGGATAAAGCCCCATATTTTACCGGTTCGGGAACGGCTGCACTGATGACCGTAACATCACAGGCCCGCGCTGTGCTTGATGATACGTCATACAATGACATGCTCACCACAATAACGGCGACACGCACCGAAACTGGTGCGGTGGCATCGCCTGCATTGACGAAGTTCCGCGATGCTTTGAGCGTGACGGATTTTGGCGCTGTAGGGGATAATTCTACGGATTGCACTACAGCTTTTGCAAATGCTGCAACGGCCATGACCTCAGCATTGCGCAGGCTTTATATACCTGGCGGTCAATATATTCTTGGCAACTGGAACCTTACAGGGAAACAAGGGTTTATAATTCAAGGAGACGGGCCGAACGTCACGCGCCTTAATCCAAAGAGCGGCATGACTGGAAATTGGATAGACCTTACCGGCTCTTATCAATATGTCATTCGTGATATGCAGATCGGGTTTTACAATCAAACACCGACCCCAGACACAGCCTTATTTATTGCGCAAATCGCGTCAGGAGTTGCCAACCAGTTCCATCTCGAAAATCTGTATATCAGCGGGAAGTACAATTACGACCCGCTTTATAATTTCGCGGTGCCTTCTGGCAGCATGAATAACGTTGATATTTACAACTATTACTCAGGCGCAGGAGACAGACTTGCCGCAAGGTTCACAACGTCGAATATCAAGTCTCTGACATCCGCATATCAGACGGTAAACGCTGGTGGGCAGGCCGTTGGTAATATCACAATAACTGCATGTGAGTTCCATAAATTTTCAGGCGCAGGCGGTGATAATGCAGTCATTGAGTTTGACGGCACCGATTCCATGTTGCTGCAAGGTGGCAATGTGACTGGTGGCGCAACTGCATATGTGCGCTTCAAGGGCGCAAATACCCGCTTTACGTTTGACACTGTTGTCAATGAGACTGAGAGCGAACCAGTAACGCCTACTTACGTTTTGTATGTTGATACGAGTGCCAGCCTATCCGGTCTGCGCGTCGGCAACAATTACAAGGTGGTTACCGACGCATTCATAGGTGGCCCTGGGAGCGTCGATTTTGGCAGCGGTTCTCAAGTCGAATCTTTCAAGTCCATCATAGGAACTGGCATTGTGGCCGGTGCCACTGTTTACATCGGGCCAGGTGGTCATTCTGCGACGGAGACTAAGGTTCCTTGGTATGCGCCATGCCCTGGGGTAATAGCGCAACCGCTTTTCTGGGTAGAAACAGCGCCAGGTGTGGGGCAGACATCCACGCGCACTTTACGAAAAAACGGCGCTGACACGTCCATAACCGCCACTATTTCTGGGACTAACAAAACCGCCTACGATACCACGCATTACGTCAATGTCGCCAAGGGCGATTACATTACAGACAAGATGGTTCAATCGGGCGGCGCTGCGACGACAGAGGCGGGCGTGTCATTCCAATTTATGCCTACAGGGTAAGCCATGACGAAAATTCGTGGCGGCAGGCATGGGGATTTTTATCGCATCTGCGACCGCACAGGCTTCAAAATATGGGCGAGCGATACCCAAAAGGAATGGACGGGTAATATCGTCCGTGAAACTAGCTGGGAAGCCCGCCACCCGCAGGATTTTGTCACCGGCGTTCGTGATGAACAAGCAGCGCCTGACCCGCGCCCGCGGCCCGCAGATCAATACGTACAGCCTACCGGCATTGCAACCTTGATGGTCACGACAGCGCCGGACGGCATCCAATCGTTTCTGGTGGACACATCATCTGGCGAGCCAGAAGTCTACGTTTATCGCACCTATACCGCAAATCCTGACATGGTACGCACCGCATTATGAGCACATCCGGCACACAAACATTTAATATGTCGCGCGATGACATATTGCTGGCTGCGCTTCGTAAAATCGGGGCGATACAGTCGGGCGAAACGCCTAATGCGCAGATCATTACAGATGCTTCGCAAGCACTGAATGCAATGGTCAAGCGCTGGGCGGTGAAAGGGCTGCATATCTGGACGCAACAGGAAGGCGTGATATTCCTTCAGCCAAATCAGGCTTCCTACGTCATAGGAACCGGCACAACCGATAATAATTCCAGCACGTATGTTGGGACGCAATTAGACGGGGCGGTTTCATCAGGTGCAACCTCTATCACGGTTTCTTCCGCTACAGGAATTTCCAATGGAGATAACATTGGAATTGTTCTGGATACGGGGACAACATTTTGGACAACGGTTTCCGGCGCACCTTCAGGGGCAACGATAGCGCTGGCTTCAGCAATAACCGGCAATGCATCAGACTTGAACGGCGTTTACGCTTACACGTCCCGTATTGTGCGACCGATTGAGATCAAGAGCGCCCGCCGCCGTGATTTGACCAGCAATATTGATATTCCAATGATAGCCCTGTCGCGCATTGATTATCAGGAATTACCGAACAAGACGGCCGATGGTGTGCCGACGCAGTATTATTACGACCCGCGCGGCGGCGCAAACGCAACGGGGCTGTTTTATGTCTGGCCAGTAGCGAGTGACGGACACAGCGCCATTATGATTACATGGCGGCGCATGATTGAGGACTTCAGCACGGCGGCTAATAACCCCGATTTGCCGCAAGAATGGCTCGATACCATCATCTACAATCTGGCGATTTCCCTTGCGCATGAATATGACGTGCCAGCGAAGAAAATGGCAACGCTCAAAGTACTGGCGGACGAATATCTAAACACAATGGAGACGTGGGACAGGGAGCCGGAATCGGTGTTTTTCGGCGTGAATTTCAGCAGGCAGTGAAATGCAAATTCCATTCGCCATGCAGAGCTATAAATCAGCGTCGCTTCCTCTCTCAGCACAACGTCTTATCAATGCTTTTGCAGAACAAGAGCCGGAAGACGCAAAATCGCAGGTGGCGGTTTTTGGCGCACCTGGCTTGGTGGAATTTGCCACATGTGGGCTGGGGCCGGTGCGCGGGATGCGCGTCATGGGCGACACTGTTTACGTGGTATCCGGTCAATTCCTGTACAGTGTCGATGAAGATGGCGTTTCAACGCCTGTAGGCGGGTCAATATCGGGCAATGGTGTTGTGTCCATGTCTGATAATGGGACACAGGTTTGCATTGTCAACGGCGTGACAGGGTACACATACGATACTACAAGTGGGTTTCGTGTTATTTCCAGCGCGAATTTCCACGCTGCAAATACCGTCACATTTATCGATACCTATTTTGCCTTTGACTGGATCGGAACAAACCGGTTTTTCATATCAAATTCCGGTGACGGCTCCGCCTATGATGGGCTGGATTATGGCGCGGCGGAGGTTGCGCCTGATTTTGTCGTTGCAGTTATCAACCAACAGGAAAACCTTCTGGTATTTAACCAGCACACTATCGAAACGCATTATGATGCGGGCGCGGTCAATTTCCCGTTTCTGCGGGTGGACGGCGCGACAATAGAACGCGGGTGTATCGCGCCATTATCGCTTGTGAAAGAAGACAATTCAGTATTTTTCCTTGGTGATGATGGTATTTACTACAGGCTCAATGGAACAACACCCATTCGCGTAAGCACTCATGCGCTGGAGGCAGAATGGGCGACATATGCGACACTTTCGGATGCTTTCGCGTTCTCGTATCCCTATCATGGGCATAAATTCGTTTGCCTGACATTCCCAAGCGCTAATGCCACCTTTATTTATGATGTTGCTACCGGCATGTGGCATGAGCGGGAATCGTGGAACGAGAATGACGAGTCATTGCAGCGCTGGCGAGGGAATTGCCGTGTTTCTGCGTATGGGAAAGAGCTTATCGGCGATGCGTACAGCGGACGCATTGGCTACATAACCGGCGATGTTTTCACCGAATTCGGCAACACAACGCGCATGGTGATGACGAGCGCACCGATACATTCCGACCAAAAGCGGGTTTTTATCTCAAAGCTGGAAGCCGATATGGAAACCGGCGTGGGGCTGACAACCGGACAAGGTTCTGATCCGCAAGTCATGCTGGAATGGTCAAAGGATGGCGGGCGCACCTTTGCGCAGTTCCAGCCGTGGCAAACACTTGGGAAAATAGGAGCATATCTAACCCGATTGCGCTGGCTTCGTCTTGGACAGGCACGGCAATGGGTTTTCCGCATTACAATGTCCGATCCGGTCAAGCGGGTATTTATTGCGGCCCATGCTGATATGATGGTGGGTGAATAATGGTTATTCCATCAGAAGCCCAAGCGCACCCGCTCCTTGCCCCGTCTTCACGGGTGCCATTTGTGGACATTAAAAACAACGGCATCCTGACCAATCACGGGGTGCAGCTTCTGCAAGGGCTTGTGCAGTTCATCAATGGGATGAACCGGCTTACGCCATGCTCAGTGTCGGGGACAAATATTCTAACGCTAACGCCCAATCCGGTGTTCCCGTTTATCGAAAAATATGTGGACTTTGAGGTCTACACCTTTGTTGCGGTGGCAACGTCAACCAGCCTTGTGACGGCAACAATAGTTCCTGAAGTCGGCGCGTTGGATACCTTGCGGGTTTATAAGGACAATGGGGCAACGCAGGCAAATTCCGGCGATATTGTTTCCGGCTCTTTGTACTTCCTGATTTACAACGATGGGTTGGACGGCGGCAACGGTGGATTTGTGCTGAAATGATAATTGAACGCCATAACACTGCTGAAAAAATCAATGAGATTGTCAACCATCCTTCGGTTTATCCGTGGGTATGCGGCAATATCACGGGGCCGCTAGACCTGACAGAGGTTGTGGCGAATGAGCGCAATGTTGCACTGTTTTGCGATCTGGGCGGCGTGTTGTTTTTTCAGCATCAGCCTGGATTATATGAAGCGCACACGCAGGTATTGCCGGAAGCGCGCGGGGTGGGAACCCTTGATATTGTCAGGCAGGCATTACGCTGGATGTTCACCAAGACTGATGCGGTTGAAATTGTAACGCGCGTTCCTCATGGCAATGGCGCGGCGCAGGCTTTGGTCAAAGCGATAAAGGGCGTTTACGAGTTCACCAATCAAAAGGGATGGGTGAAAGACGGGGAGCCTATCCCCGCCGATGTTTATGGCCTGAGATTGCAAGACTGGCTGCGCGATGATCCAGAGATTGAAGCGCGGGGGCATTGGTTCCATGAGCGCCTTGAAGCCGAATATGCGCGGCACAACACAGAATTAAAAGTCCATGAGGACGATGTTACCCATGACAGATATGCGGGTGCTGCGGTTGAAATGATAATGAACGGGCAGATCAATAAGGGTGTGATTTTTTATAACCGGTGGGCAGTTATGGCCGGATATGAGCCGATTAAAGCCCTCAGTTATGATCCGGTCATTGTCGACATAAAAGACGCTGTTTTAATGCTGAAAGGCGATACATTCGAGGTGATACTATGCCGGTAGGTGCAGCAATTGGTGTTGGTTCTGTTGCTTCTGGTCTTATTGGATCGAGCGCAGCCAAGAAAGCCGCCAAGACACAGGCTATTGCGCAGGAAAACGCGCTTGCGCAACAGTCAAAAATATACGGCCGGATCAATGAAGATTTGCAGCCATATAAAAACATTGGACAAACCGGCGTAAGTGGCCTGTCTGATCTATACAATCCGAACGGGGCAGATTATTCAAAGTTTACCAATTCACCTGATTTTGGCTTTGCCAGTCAGCAGGGCAATCTTGCCACCACGCGGCAACTGGCATCGCAGGGTCTATCCGGTTCGGGCGGTGCGGTAAAGGCCGCATCTGAATTTAATCAGGGGCTGGCATCGCAGCAGTTCGGCAATTATTTCAACCGGCTTATGTCACTATCAAATCTTGGCAAGGAAGCCGTTGGGATAGGCGCAGGCGTAGGCATGAACCAAGCGCAGCAAATCGGCGCTGGCATCAACAATCTTGGACAGATACAGGCTAGCGGCACGGTAGGCGCTGCAAACGCTATCAATGGCAGTATTAATAACGCCACGAACGGACTGCTTTTGTATAAAAATATTCAGAACAAGGCGGCGGCGGGTAATGCTTACAACCCAAGTTCTTATGTTAATGTAGGATCAGCGACAAGGACATTGAACTAATGGCAAACTCTAATTTATTGGCCTTGCAGGTTCAAAATACCGGCCCTGACATTGGCAAAACACTGGCTACCATGTCGCAGATGGACATGTCGGCTGCTCACGCTGATTTATACCGTGCGCAGTTGCAGCAAGCGCAGCAGAAAGCCAACGGGCTTGCACAGGTGAGAGCGTTGGCAGCGGCGGGAGATGATGCGGGCGCGGTGCGCACTTATGCTGGTTTTGATCCTGACAATGCGAAAACCTTGCAGGGCGTGTATCAAACCGCAAAGCAGATTAAGGCGCAAGATGAATTTGGTAAAACGGGCGATCCAACCGCTGTACGGGCATTTCCTGACCTTTATAAAACGGTAGCCGATACGCTTTCCACCGCAGATAAAAACACCAGAGAGAACACGCTTTTCAAACTCGATCTTGGCGGCCGTGCTGCAAACATTTATTTGAACAATAAAACACCAGAAGGCTGGAATGCCGCACTGGATTTCGCCGCCAAGAATGGCCTTGTAAAACCAGAAGAGGCCGCGCAGCTACAGGGCAAGCCAAATGATCTTATCGCAAGCCGTCTTGCCGCCGGTGCGCAGGCCGCGAAAGAATGGATGGATTCATCCGGTCAGGTGGCAGGGAATAAGGCCAAAGCAGAAGCAGACGTTGCCAATTCCAGAACAAAACCATTGCCAGACGGCGCGTTAAAACAGCAGAATGAATCGCTTGAAACGCTAGGGACTGTGAATAACATTAACGCCGATATGGGGGCATTAATTCAGCAACTGGATTCTGGCGCGCTTGAACTTGGCCCTATCAATAACGCCATATCCTCGGCGCGGAACTGGATGGGCAAGAGCAATGAGCAGAGCAGAAACTTTAGAAGCCTAAACACTACGCTTGAAAGGCTCCGTAACGACAGCCTGCGTTTGAACAGCGGCGTACAGACAGAAGGAGACGCACAACGCGCATGGAATGAATTGCTGGGCGGCAATCTAAATGACAAGGAACTGGTCAAGCAGCGCCTTGTGGAAATTCAGGGTATTAACGAACGTGGTGCTAACCTGAAAAAACAAACCGTTGAAAACATCCGCTCTAATTACAATCAGGGGCCATTGGATTATAGCCGGTATGAAGGCAGGGCAGCGGTTGGACAAAGAGGCGCAACCGGTGATTTCTCCACACCTCAGCAAGCCGCACCAGCAGCGCCTAAAGCCGCTGGGCAGCGCGCAAGCGCACCAACTCCAAGCGAAGGCATGAAAATCATCAACGATAATACCGGCGAGCGCCTTGTTTTTAAAGGTGGGCGCTGGGTGGCGGATCAATAATGGCAAACGGACTTTTCAACATCCTGAATTACGATCCGGCTACCGGATTGCCAGCGCAACAGCCTGTATGGGGCGGCGGGCCTGCCCCATACTCTAATGCCTTGCAGGAAGCCGCGCCTGAAACAATGTCAGGCCAAAGAATGCCTGCATCGCCTTCGACCGGCGGCTCTCCATTCATGAACGCGAAAGGCGAAGGCTACGTAAAAAATATTCCTATAAGGGACGGTGTTGACCTTGAAGGGCTTTCGCCAAGGGCGCAAGATTTGGTGCGCGGTCTAGGCAGAGTTGGGATTGATGGCCTCTCAATAAATAGCGCCTTCAGGTCCCCAACATATAACGCTAACGTTGGCGGGGCGAATAAATCACAGCATATTAACGGTAATGCAATTGATATTGATATATCCAGGCTCAATCCAGAGCAGAAAACAAAAGTTCTTGAAGAGGCCGTAAGGTTAGGTGTTAGAGGCGTTGGTATTTACCCAAGCGGGAATTCTCTGCATCTTGATGTACGGGAAACGCCTGCTTTATGGGGCGGCAACCCATCAAACGCATATGCTGGACATGGACCTGAGTTAGCGCCAGAGTGGGCGAGGCCCATTGTCTCTAATTTATTGTCTGGGCGCATGACTGGATCAAAAATGGAAATGGGCGCTTCATCGCGTCGCCCCGTTGTCGATCCAGTGGAGCGCGCACCGTTGCCTCCCATTCCAGAAGGGTTTCGTATTTTAGACGAAGCCGCAGCCGCACCCGCCTCCATTCCGCAGGGTTTCCGTGTGCTGGATGAAAGCCCGAATGCGCAGGTTGCTTCACGCTTTGGAGGTATGCAGCGCCCGTCAAACGCCGCCGCACTGAAAGACCCGTTGCAGGCTACAGCAGATGCCGCATTGGTGGGGCCTGCTGGCCCTGGAAATTATGCCAAGACATTCGCATCAAACGCAGCAAATACCGCTTTATTGAATATTCCCCGCAATATTCAGGCTGGTATCGAGTCCTACCAGACAGGACAGGGCTTTGATGAAAGCTATAACAAAATAAAGGAACGCGAGGCGGCATTAAACCGTCAAAACCCTAAAACAGCGATTGCCGGTGATGTGGCGGGTATTGTGGGCGGTGCGGTGGCATTGCCAGGCATAGGCGGCGGGGCAACAATGGCAGCGCGCGCAGGACGTGCCGCCGTGACCGCTGGTGGGTATTCCGCAGCATCCGAAGCTATTGACAGCAAAGACCCGATTAATGCCGCTATTGCCGGTGGCGTTGGTGCTGTAGCTGGTGCTGTATTATCCCCCGTAGCTGAAAAGGTTGCTGGGTGGCTGACAAGAAACAAAGCCGATCCCTCTAAATTCCTTAAACAAGACGGCACATTGACCGATGATGCGCTCGCCGCCGCGCAACAGGCCGGTATTGCGCCAGAAGACATGACGGCTGGCCTGCAAAAGGCGCTTGCCGATGCTTACACACAGAAAGGCACATCACCGGCGGTTTCGCGTGAAGCACTGGCAAATGAATTTAATATCCCTTTATCAAAGGCGCAGGCAACGGGAGATTTTGCCGCATCGCAATATGAACAGGCGGCAGCGAAGAACGCATTCGGGCCTCAGGCGCAACGCGTGGCAGGTGATTTCTTTGAGGGGCAGGGTAACGCTGTAAAATCAGCAAAACAAGGCATTCAGGAAGAGCTTGCGGGAGGGCGTGACGTTATAAACAGCCCATCCGATGCCGGAAACATTATTGCCAATGAAGTTCGCCAGACGGCGGCCAAGGCGAAAGAAGGGTATAATCAACTTTACGATAAGGCTTTGTCGCAGCCTGGCACCTTTGAAAAATCCACATTTGATAACCTTGGCGGAAAAATAAAAGACAGGCTTTTCAATCGTGATAACCCTGTTCTCATTGACGATCTAACGCCAGCGGCGAATCGTGCTTTGCAGGATATTGACAGGGTTTCAGCGTTAAAACCGCAGACAGCGGCGGATGAAACTGTGGGTGTAAATCTCAAATCTGTTGACCGCGCGCGCAAGTTGCTGGTGCAGCGTTATAAAACCGCTGAAAGCGCAACAGATAAGGCCGCCGTTCGTCAAATCATGAACGAATTCGACAATCATCTTGAAGATGCATTCACCGCTGGTTTGTTCAATGGTTCTGACAAAGCACTCCCTGCATTGAAAGAAGCGCGGGCGGCGTTCGCCAAATATCAGAAGGATTTTAAGCCGTCCGGTGCCGGTGATGATGCGGGTGCCAATATGCGGCGCATCATTGAACGTGACGCTACGGGCAACGATATTGCCAACCTTTTGATGAACTCAGCCGGTAGCGGAGCAAAGGGAAGTGCTGTACGTACCGCCAATAAACTCAAAGAGATTTTGGGTGCCGACAGCGAAGGGTTTAACGCTGTCCGTCAAGGTGTATGGCAGCGTCTCACATCAAAACCAGAAGGCGTTGAAGATTTCGGCCCGCAGGCCCTGTCCACAAACATTATGAAATTCATCAATGGTGATGGCAAGGAGTTGGCGAATAAAATCTTCACGGCTGAGGAAATTGGGAAAATACGCCGATTTGCTAACGTGCTAAAAGATACCGTGCCGCCTAAAGGTTCTGTGAATACATCTGGAAGCGGATATGTTCTGGCCGCTATGCAATCGGCGGGATTAGGCACCCTTGGGGGAGGCATAGACTGGCTTTCTGGCGGTAGTGGCGTGGCCGGTATTGGCGCGGGTGTCGGGCTGGGCGGCTTGCGCATGGGAGGCACTATTGCCAAGAATTTCTATAAAGGCCGCGCGGCTGAGAAATATTTCAGCCAAGGCGTTCCTAAAACACCTGTTGCCCCTTCACCGCTTCAAATGACAATCAGCCCCAAAGCAGGGGTTGGTGCAGGTCTAGGCGCGGCGCAAGGATTTTAAGGCCACACACCAAATTTCATGCGGTTCCTTATCAGGGGCCACCATGCAACCCATGCCCAAAGCATGAAATCCATAGCCGATACCGGCGACAATGTATGAACGAAATCCATCAGGACAACAAAAATTCTGATGGAGATAGCACACCACATAAACGCTTCAATGTAACACACAAGCCGCCAAGACAACGGGGGCTTATCAGGATGATAACTCATGGCCAATCGCTTCCTTAATCCATTTACTTCACCGGTAGCCAGCACCGGCCTGCCATACGCAGGAGGCACTTTAACATTTTATGCGTCTGGGACAAGTACGCCGCTCGATACTTATTCCGATAGTGCGCTGACTACCCCCAATAGTAACCCCCTTACGCTTGATTCAGCGGGGCGAAATAGCGCTGTTTTCCTGCAAAACCTGCCTTATAAAGTGGTTCTGAAGGATAGCCTTGGGAATGAAATTGGCACGGCTGATCCGGTTTATGCATCGGATTACAGCACCCGCGCCTTGTTTTCTGTCTATGCGGGCAATCCAAACGGGAATGTGGCGGGAACTGCTGGCTCCGGCACTATAGCGTCATCCGTTATCTGGGATACGGTGAATAATATCCTGTATGTCTGCACCACCACAGGAACGGCCAGCACAGCGATCTGGACGGCTGTAAATGCTGCTGGCACCGCTGCTGTCATCCCGCCGCCGCAAGGGTATTTAACGCCTACCAGTGGCGTTCCTGTTATCACAACGGATGCTGTTGCCGCGACAGTTATTTATTACACGCCGTTCATTGGCAATCTATGCCCTATTTATAATGGCGTTGCGTTTGTTCCTCAGACTTTCGCAGAATTGTCCATGACATTATCAGCCAGCCATGCGCTTGACACGATTTATGATGTGTTCATGTTTTCCAGTAGCGGGGTGTTGACACTGGTGACCGGCCCTGCGTGGACAACATCAACGGCTGGTTCTGGCGCGCGCGGGACTGGAGCGTCCACCACTGAATTACAACGCATTGGCGGCATATACGTCAACGCTGTTTCCATGACTGGGCGCAATGGCGCAACAACCTATACCGTGCCGGCCAATCAAGGAACATATCTGGGGTCTATTTTGATAGATGGAACAGCGGGACAAGTGACGTGTCACCGTGCCTATGGTCAAACCCGCCGGTGGGGTATCTGGAATACCTATAATCGCCAACGAACAATCATGAAGGCAGGCGATGCTACCGCAAACTGGACGTACAACGGCACGGCTTTCAGGCCATCCAGGAATGACACGGCGAACGTCATTAAAGTATTCTGTGGGTTGGCTGAAGAGCTTGTATCAACCGAATTCATAGAAGAATTTTCCGGCGCAACGAGCCTTTCGCAAATCGGCATTGGCTGGAACTCAACGACGGCGGCAAGCGGCACTATTGGAAAATTACAGGGCGTTGCTGCGCGTCAATCTTTTCGGTCTGCAAAATATATAGCGCCACCTTTCCTTGGGCTGGCAAATGTAACGTCATTAGAGCTTACGGATACAACCGTGACAACGTTCTACGGGACAGAGACGTACATGCAGTTAACAGCCGAATACAGGGCTTAGTTTTAATGCCCCCACCTCTCGCCTTCCTTATTTTCTGGTCAGCTATTTGGGGCGGAATGTGGTGTGGGTGCGGAATATCCCAGAAACATGATGGTGGATAAGAAAGGCTCCTTAGACCCTGGTTGGTCGAAGGAGCCTATTTGGGTCTGAAGTGCGATCTGTGGTCCAGTACTTCAGGAAAACCCATATCACACATTTTGCTTTTACGCAACCTGCATCCCTCCGATTTCAGGAGAAAGAACCCAATGAACGATGATGTTTTCGACACATGCCTGACTATCACCCTTAAATGGGAAGGTGGCTATTCAAACGATCCGCATGACAAAGGCGGCCCGACGCAATGGGGGATTATCCAGACTGTTTATGACGGTTATCGAGACAGGATCGGCGCGCCTAAGCAATCGGTAAAAAAACTAACAAAAGACGAAATGCGCGCGATTTATAAACGCAATTATTGGGATGCGGTTCGCGGTGATGATCTGGCAAATATATCGCCTGCGCTTGCTCTTGTTGTTTGGGATTTTGGTGTTAATTCCGGTGTATCACGCGCTATCAAATACCTGCAAAAATGCCTTGGTGTTGTTGTGGATGGTCACTTGGGCGAAGCGACATTATCAGCTTGCCGTCGCACTGATGTAAAAATGCTGATAGCCAAATATCAGGCTGATCGGTTGGCATTCCTGAAACAGATTAAAACATTCTGGCGGTTTGGCAAAGGATGGACGCGCCGCGTTGAGGGCATATCAAAGTCTGCTTTAGCCATGATGAACGGCGGCGAAATACCGGATACTGTAATAGCAGAAGGAACAGCGCGCGCGGTGCCTGATAGCAAGCCGGATTCCGGCGTTGGCTTGGCAGCTTCTGTGGCGACATTTAGCGGAACCGCCATAGCTATTAAACAGGCTACGGATGCCTTTAAGGACTTGCAGGACAGCATCATGTCTATAATAGGCTCTGGGGCATGGGTTGTTGCAGGCATGGCCTCTGTAGGCGTTGGCGTGTGGCTATGGAAAGCACACGGGCCGCGATTGAAGGAGCTTTTGTAATGAACGACTATCTTTTTGAATACCGACATGGCGGGGCTTCATGGGGCATCACGATTAGGGCGAAGGACAAGCACGATGCTTTTGAGCGCCTTAAATCTTTAGCTTGGGCTAAATATCAAGGAGAGGTTGTTGCTACCATCCCTGTGTCTTTTGGCCCGTTCGCTAAACTGGCGGCATGGGTGAGGAACTTCTTTTATGGGCGCGCCACATGATCGGATTATTCCTCAACAAATACACCATTGGCCTTGCCGCCGTAGTTATCATAACAGCCTGCATTTATGGCAAGGGATTGATTGACGGGAAGGCTTCATGCGAAGCAAAAATCGAAAGGCAGAACAATGACGCTGTATCAAAAGCCCGTGACGCTCGCCGTCGTATTGACGAGTGCTTTAATTCTGGGGGCATGTGGAACGACACGTCCAGCAAGTGTGAGCGGTGAATGCCAGATATTCGAGCCGCTTTATGGAGTTATTGCTACCACATCGGACGGCAACAGACGAATAGCCGGACACAATGCGGCGGGTGCGGCTGCATGTGGATGGAAGCGTAATAGTGACCTGCCATAACCCCCTACTGAGGTTGGTAGCTATGAATTTGATTGGAGTTAAATACAATGCTCTTAGCATATGCTAGAATGGGGGAGTCTTACCCAAAATGGAACTTGAGCCGCGCTTGCTTGCACTGGAAACCAGAATGAACGCCTTTGGGGAACGTCTGGCTGTAGCAGAAATAAACTACAAACGCGCGCAAGAGGACATGCGCGAAATAAAAGAAAACGTGCAGGAAATGCGGGAGTTATTGCTTAAGCTCAATGGCGGTGGTTCCGCCATGATTATGGGCTTCAAGCTGATTTCATGGATGCTGGGGTCAGGATTGTTTATTGTGGTGGCAAGAGCGGTGGGGTGGCTTAAGTAGGTTCCCATACATCTCACTATCAAATAGATACAAAGTCGGTGGTTTGTATCACTCAGTCCCCTTTGCTTTCAGCCGCCGCCGCAGCATTCTCAGTAGCATATAAGACATTCAAGGGTATTTAGACGCAAAATAGTTTTCTCACGTGCCGGTCGCTACTCCGGCTAAAATTGGCTATTTTTGATCTGGCCTCCACTCGCCGTGCATGGTCTGTGGTTAGCTTAATATCTGGCGTCCGTATGCACACGTCCCAGAGTTACGCTCAGATCGTAGTCGGCCCGTTTTTTTGTCTCCTTCACAGAGATCAAGTTCCGGCTTGCCGCCAATTCGACGCTACAACATGCCTGCGTGTCTGCTTTCCACGCCGACGTGAGAAACCACATCATATAATATCACCTGCGATTGTCAATGTCATTTCCACGGCCTGCCTCGGCAGCTTACGAACAGTCTAGTTTTATGATCAGCCTCAATCGAGGACGGCTCAGGACTGCTACCGTGAAACTCATTCCCCCATCCTATCTATATTGCTTCAAACAGGGGTAACGGCCTTCGCTCAGCTATGCCCTGTCGTCTCATTTTCGCATCGTGCCTATTATGGCACTTCTGGCATAATGCAGCCAAATTAAGCAACGATGACGCTTCCGGTCTGTGATCGAATACATGCGCTGTCGTAAGCACTACCTTTGACTTGGTTTCAGGATGCGGCTCACCGTTTGATACTCCGCACCACTCGCATTTATTTCTTGCCCTATAGAACCGCACGAATTTTGATCGGAGTTTCCAATCTTTAGGATACCGATTTTTCATTTCCGGTCTAATCGGCATTGCTTCCCATCCTATCGATATTGCACTTGTGTACGGTGAAGGTTTGGGCTGTTACCCAATCATTGCGTTCCCATGCGTCGGGGCCGTAAATGGAATTCCAGAACGTTTCGAATGCTTCGCGCGCGCTTGTAAATGTCTCGCCAGCGATGACGTAGTATGATGACCCAGTCCAGCGCACACCTTCCGCCTTCGCATCTTCCTCGCTTATATCCTGCAACCTTTGAACACGCACGTCTGTCACTATGAGGGTTAATCTGGAAGCCCAGCGGGGCATGTGGATACAAGGGAGCCAGCGTTGAGGACACACATCTCCGGTGTACGCCTCTGGATAATCACCATCAGCGCGATGCCATGCGAACGGCTTTACCCCTCTCTCATATAGCCCCGTTTTTGCATTGAACTTTTCCCAAGGCACCCCATGTGTTTTGGTCAGATCGGCCCACGTCTCCCTGCACCAGATGCGGTCTCCGACCTTTGGCCCTTTACCGTAACGGGCAAGCAAGTCCAGCATATATTCTGGTCGGCCTCCATGCGCTTCTTTGGAAAGCGTAATGGTCATGTGGTCTTTGTTGTGGAGGACAGGCTGCACCTTCAACGGCCTGCGATCCTGCGTCTTTGTACCATTAAGCAAAGCACGGATCATGGGTGCGTTGAATGTCATTGAGTGGTCAGTCATTCCCCCGGCTCCTGTATGGGAAGGGCGCGGATGGCCCCGACTAGGCATTCGGCACATTCCTCATAATGCCATTGACCGTGTGAGCACCTATCGTTTTTGTTGGGCCGGTCAAAGGAAATAAGGGGCTTTTCAACATTCATATATCCTGTATCGCTTAGATTAAGCACCCTATCCCGCATGTTCTCCTGCCCTGCGCGATAGCCCGATTTTAGCACTTCTTTTATCAGGGATTTGAGGCTACCATTTTTAATAGTGAAAATTTCATTGTCGGCTGGACAATCAGTATCCGGCACCATTTTAACATTTGAAATTATTTCGGAAGCCCACTCTTCTGCCGTCTTCATTGTGCTGGTTCCTTAAAATGGAATGCCGTCATCGTGAGGGGCGTTCTGTCGTTCCTGCCATTGAACGTCTGTGCGTTTGCAGGCTGAATGCGGTGTAAGTACAATAAAGGTGTCACCAGGATGCGCAATAGCGAGCCTTTCAGCCTCAGCCCGCGCACCCTCTTTCGACTCATGCCGGAACATGGTGTACCCAGTCTTAGGATTCCACACTAACCAAAAATCAAGGTTCCCCGTCATCTCACTGTCTCCATTGTTGATTGTTGTGTCATTTCGTCTGTTCCTTTCATTTCACCAATTCCAATGTTGTTACAAAATACACCATGAAGGCAGTCATAAGCAGTACTGATCCAACCCATGCGATAATAAGTATAATTCCTAGGTCACGTTTCATTGGGTTGCCTTCTCAATGGTTGATGGTGGGGTGAGCAGTTGGGAATATTCAGGGGCCTTCCCAGTCTCAATCCATTTCAATGCGCTTAGGCTGACTTCAGGATGGACATTCAGGATTGTCTTGTCGCCAGAGTGGTAAAGGGTATCTCGCTTCCCACATTCCTGACATTGGCAATATAAAACCGTCGCGCTGGTTTGATAACGTATACCTGAGAAGCCTTCATTCAGCATTTTAAATTGAGCGAATGCATACTTCTTCCAAGTGTGAATCCCAAGCCTGCACAAGATGCTCTTTAATACGCTCACCGCACTTCCTCCCATGCCTTTGGATCAGTTGATGATTGCCACTTCACCGGCCTGTACGATCCGGGGAATTCACGAATTTCGTCTGTTAGATTGTCCAGCATGAGGGTGACGTGCGCGCCGGTGCCATTCTCTGCGCCCCGATCTAATTTTGTGTGCGCCGTGTGAACGGTCAAAACCAGATGCGCACGGCCATCAGGAAGCTGCACAACGGCCAATCTCAAGTCAGACGGGTTCCAGCCCCTCTCGATCAATAAAGCCCGCTTAGAGACCGCGTAATCGTCACAGTCGCCTTTGAGTGGCATGATCTGCCAATCGTCTCGCGCATCATCAATTTTGGCATTGATGGAAAAATTCACATAGGAATTGGCATGCTCCAGTTCTGCGCGGCGGGCGGCGGTTAATTCGAACTGTTGCAATTTTTGCAACGGTTGGCACTGGCTTGGATATTGCTGGCAGAAACGAACGTGACCATATGGCGCAAGTGCTGGCTCGGCATAGGCAGGAAAGGTTTGACAATAGGCGAAAAAAGCTATGGGAATCAGTGGGGCATATGCGCTAGGTTTGACAGTGCAACCGTTTGAAAAGCCCGAACAATGGCGCTCCTGCCGGGCCCACCACGTACTTTTTAAAGCATTGATAAATCTACCAAAAAAATCAGGTTTGACAAATTTTATTTTAAGGTTTGACATCTATCTGTTCCCCGATTGTTTTTCGATAGCCATTTTTGCAAGGCGTTTTTGGTTGGCTTTGCGGGTGTAATTATCCACCTGCGCCGTGGTGCGGTGTCCTGTAATCGACATGATTTCATGGCTGGTGCAACCGGCTTCCGCTGACCGTGTGGCGGCTGAATATCTCAGGCCGTGTATCTTGCACCTGTCCGGCAATCCTGCTGCCCTGATAGCCTCCCGCATCCAATTCCCGTAGCTCTCGCAACTGAAAGCCTTGCCGCGCTGTGTGGTCAGGATCGAGATATGATCCTTGCGTATGGCAGCGATGCTTTTGGCAAGCTCTGGATGGATCGGGATTTCAAGATATTCACCAGTCTTTTTCTGTGTTACAAATATTGCCCCGTCCTTAATGTCCCGCCATGTCATGCGATATACGTCTGACCGGCGCTGTGCGGTATATAAATGCAGGTCGAAAGCCAGCCGCTGCATGGTTCCTAAAGGCCAATGGGCCTGATATTGCTCTATCTCGTCGCTTGTCCAGGTATGATGATGAACGGACTTCACGCCTTCGACGTAAAGCGTCGGGTCTGTGTCTATCCACCCGATAGAGATTGCGAATTTAATCAAAGTTTTCAGGCGGCGGATAAACGAATTGACGTTAGGGGCTTTATTCACAATAGCAACAACGTGCTCACGCCGCATTTGTGAAACAAGCCTGTCTCCATGCTCCTTGCAAAATCGGTCAAATATGCTGCGGTATGTTTTCTTTGTGGACGGCTGCAATTGCCTGAATTGAAGGCTGTTGTAATACTCGAATACCAGTCTGCGGATTGTCCCGTCCCCGCCACCTGCTTTCTTCTGTATGCCCGTTTTATCGGTGAATGCCTTATGCGCTGCGGTATAGGCTTCGATAAATTCAGGGCTTCCCAATGAGGCAGGCAACGCCACCCGATAGCCCTTGTTCCGGTAATAGACCCGAATATTGCCGTGGCGATCTGCAAACCTCTGGATATGCGGCAATGTCATATGCGCCCCACGTCTGCCCATGTGTCTGTCTCCCCCTCGTATGGGAGAGCTTTGAACTTTTGATCGAGGTCGTCAATATCCCACACCCTGATACCATTCAGAAGCCGTGGGCGTGGGAACTGTCCTTTCTCCACCAGCTTGCGGAAATGTGACGGGCCTATGCCAAGATAGACGGCGGCTTCCTCAGCGCGAAACCCGCGACGGATGGGCAGACGTGCGCCTATGGTAGCCTTTGAGGTCATGCGTCTTTGGCCTCTCTGAGGCTAAGGCCTTTTGACTTAAATATATCTTTTATTTCGTTAATCCTTTTCCGGCCAACACCAGGCTTTCTTATTAATTCTTCCGCCGTGTATTTCTCTAAATCAGAGATTTTATTTATATATAACTGGTCTAATACCCATTTAAGCCCCTTAGACACATCAACAAACGATCCGTCACCGACAGGGTACAAAGATTTATTGACAGGCCAATCTCTGCTTGAAGCCTTTGCCTCTATTTTATCTAGGCGCGCTTCGATAGCTTCTATTCGTGAGATAATATCTTCTATATCACTCATATCCCTGCCTCCTCCAAAGCCTTCTGTCCTGCGGGTGTGATGGTGAACCTAATTCCAAAAGCAAAAAACTCACCTCTCACAAGCCCCCTATCAATCAAACAGTGTATAAAACGCAATTGGAAGCCCCTGAATGGCTTCATTTTTCTGATAAGGTCATACTCAAACGGCAACGCCTTCAGGTGTTCTATCTGGCTGGGTGTGAGTGGCTTACTCATGCGTCACCTTTTGGTGGTTGGGGAAGGGGCATCCAGTGGGTGAATTCGCAGGAGAGGCCATGCCACATCCATCCTCCACCGTTATGATCAATCCACTTCGCGATTACGGGCTGGGCGTATCCATCAGAAATCGGTTGCGCACTGTGTTTTGCATGAGGATGAACGCACCATGCAATGATGTATGTCCCATCCTTTGGCGCTGTTTCTATCGGTTGCCACTCAGTCATATTCCACCCCTGCTGCATCGAGTGCGATTTTTACAATTCTATTCCATTGCCAATGAGGGGCAGGAGATTGTAGCTCTATAGCTTTCACCACATCATCTAGTTTCACCTTCTTTGGCTTATCAATGCCGAGTTCGGTGATGATTTTTCTGATTATGTCTTGTGCTTTTTCATTGCTGTCTATGCCGTAGTTTGGGTATATCAACCAACCTGCCTGCTCTATTGCTTCCTCTGATGGGTATGCAGGCTTTGAAGCCAGTTCATCGCCAAGATTTTGATAATCGTCAAAAACTTGTTGATGTGCTTCCTTCCATTCAACAATCTCTTGCTCAAGCTCTTTTATCCGCGCGTCTTGTGATGCGATGTGGTCGGCAGCGTTTAATATATAGATGCGATTTTCTTTGTGTTCAAATAATCCGTGCAAGCGATCCGCCACATGCAATAATCTAAGTTGATGCCCCTTCATGAAGTCTGGCTCTGGACGCAACCACTCCTCATGCTCACTCATGGTGCGGGCGGGTTTGTTTAAAGCCCTTTTCTTTTTTATACATTCGAGTGCTTTTTCAATCTCAGTTATTGGAATTTTCTTTTTCGAGTGCTGCCCAACCTCTCCTTTTTCCAAAAGGCTTTCACAAATGTGTTGGAAAAATTCATCAAGCCACAGTTCGTTTTCGTTTAGCTTCGGAGGCACTACACGCCTTTTGTTTCCTTCTTGGTCGTCATCGCCAAAAAAGTGCACGAGCCTTCCACCTTGATACGTATCATCTGCGCGATGACGGGCTTTCACAATTTCCTCCCGCGCTATCTCGCGCACACGATTTTCGGTTAAATCAGGCACGTAATGAATGCCTTTAACTGGATCATTAATCATCCCCTTCATTTCGCACCTACGTTTTTCTGCTTGTTAATAGCTTCTATGGCCCAATCCCACTTTACTGATGAAGCGTGTTTCCATTTCTCCAACACAGTTAGAAAATAACTTTTTCGGTCGTTATACTTGTGAGCTAACGCCACAGCCAGCGCACTTTCAAAATCACAGCAACGTTGATACTTTTCGTCTAAGAGTCGCTTGTAATGGTGGCGTATCTGGTTATCAATGAACTGCGAAAACCTCACAGATAGGTCAATGTCGTGCTGCAATGCAGCGTCAATTATTGCTAAAATTTTTTGAACACTCAGCTCTTTTTGGTTAATGAAATCTAGGCATGGTAAATCATTCATTTCGCACCTTCCTTTTTACGGTATTCATCAAGAGCTTTTTGGCCGGATGGGGTGATTTCCCAAGTTCTCCAACTGGTTGACTCCATAAACTTTTGCCTTGATAATTCCATCAATACATCCTCGTTAAAGCCAGCAAATGGATCGCCTAAAAACAACTTTTCCCATTGAGTCCGTATTACGATGGGGCTATGATCCAGATGCCGCGCTTGTGTTTCTGTGATGGTCATTACTCAGCCTCCGGTGTGGGGAGATAGCGCCATTTATAATCGCTAAAAACTTCCGTTGAAAATCCGCCAGCCCACTTATTTTTTCGCCTCACAAAGCACTTACACTCACCAGCCCCACTATCTATCAAAACATAAATGTAGTGCAACGTTTTGCCTTTAGAAATAGCCACAAGGAACGGCCTCCCCACATCCGGCAACGCTTCGCTTATTGGTGTCCAGTTGGTCATCACTCGCACTCCTTTTCTGTCGCTTCCAGTAAGTCAATTACCCCTTTCCCGCGTAGTAACTCTATGAAGCGTTCCGCGCTGCCTTGGTCTACTAATTCGAAAGCAGAGTTGCATTGCTCTTCTTGAGGGAATCGCAAACATACTTTCAGACTTGTCCCATCCGTCGTTCTTATCTCCTGCGCAATCGCAAAAGGATTGTCTTCGTTTTCATCATATTCTTTGGCAATAAGAACCTGCCAACCATTAACCTCGTATAGCTTTGCCCATATTGACATCACTCGCACTCCTTCACTGCTTGGTAGCGGGTGAGAAGTTCATCAATATCTGCGACTAAATTTTTTGTCGCTTGGCTTGCATCAAGCATAGGCAAAATAACCTTTACTGCTGATAGGCGCTTTCCCATCTCCTCTGCCATTATTCCGCGGACAGCGTTGATTTTAGCGTCGGCTATAATTGGCATGTTGCTAGACAACATCCACCCCGAAAAACGATAAGCTACAAATACGGCGTGGTGCGTTTCTTTTTCAAAAACTTCTGGATTACCTTCTGTAGCAACCCAGCACCCCTTAGTCGTCGCAGCATACCGCTCATGCTTGCTCAGTATTTCGTCTATGATGTTAGTGGGTGTCATGATGATTTGCCCCTTTATTTATCTGCTCTGGATCACACAGATACGCATGGCTCAAATATTCACGGCCTTCTTCCACTGCCCGTTTCAGCATTGCTTGCTGCTCGGCTTTGTCAGGAAGGCGCATGTAATCCATGCGCAAAAGGTGCGATCAAAGTTCATCGTGGTTGCCTTGGAAATATGATAAATCAACTTTCCAGTTGTTTATCTTGCCGTCGCCGTCAATTTCCATAATCACATAATCGCCGTATCCGTTACCTTCAGGACACATCATTGAAGGTACATAGCCATCAACCTCGATTGCTGTATTCTTTTCATTATCAAGCAGTGCATATACGCCTTCGTCACAGACTTTGTAATGGATGTCGGCTGTTGTTCCGGTCGGCCAATCTTGAATTATGCCGCTTTGCAAATCTATTGTTACGCGCCAACAGTCTCCATCTCGCAATGGTATTAATGTGCCGTCATTATCTTTAACCCCATTGACGCTTGCATCTTCCCAATATCTTACATTGCAAGATGCTGTTAGGAAGCGCACGGTTTTTTCTGTTATGGATTTCACTTTGATCTTATATTCATTGATCATGCTGGCACCTGCTCTTTTGGCTTTGTGAGAAATGCTTTAAGCTCTTTGCTTATGTCATCACCTGGTGGAGATATGGCGGGGGCATCATCTGGCCGCTTGCCCCATTTGTCGGCTTCTGGTGGGGTTTGTTCCTTCTGCACTGCCATTGTCTGCCGGATTGTCGCAGCGGCTTGTGCGGCTTGCTGTGAGGTCGTGGCGCACATATCCCTTAGCACTATTGCCTTTTTAATTTCGGCATCAGCCCAATCGATAAAGTCAACCGCAGCCGCGCGCGCCGCTTCGTCTGTTTCTGCCTTCAATGCAAAGGCTTTGTTGTATGCTTCGATTTTATCAGCGTTCATTGGTAGCCTCCTATCTAAGAACTATTTCGCCGTTTAGTTTTTTCTTGAACTTTGAGCCTTTGGAAAATGGCATTGGTTTCTTTGTCCGTTTAATCCCAATATTTTTCATCATTTGCCGTTTTGTTTTAGCTATGCGTGGTGCATCGGTGTATGATGTGCGTTTGCGGTGACATTTCCTGTGCGCTGCCCTTCTGTTTTCGTCTGTATCTTCACCGCCTGCCGCTATTGGTATTTCGTGGGACACATCCCAAGCCTCTATTGCTGGCCTTATTTTTCCTCCGCATATGTGGCATATGCCTTTGTTGCGCAAAAATATTCTGGCGCGCTCCATCTGGCTTATTTTCTTGCGTACCACTGTCAGGAAATCAGCGAATTCTTCGCTACCGGACATTGATCCGCGTTTTGTGGTGGATACGTCAGTCATTTTGGTTCCTTGGAAAGGCACTTAATGTACAACACCACAATAACTAAGAATGCAGTTATGACGGTCTTTTCGCCACATGCGCCTTCAATGATGCGAATGAGAAGCAGGAAAAGTCCTGATATGGCTACTAAATGCACCATCACCGCCCCCCACTCATTTGCATGATTTCGTCACTGGTTGCGTTCGTTACCCCTTCTTTCGCATCGACTAGCGTTGCGGTCTTCTTGAACTCGCTATCGAGTCGGGCTTTCATAATCTTGCGGACATCATTGCTTAACACTGCCCATGCCGCCATCAACGCATTCTGGCCCTTTCTAGAGGCATCAGAAAGTATGGTTTCTGCGGATTGCAATTCGGAGGCGCTTGGCCCTTCATCCGAATATTCTCCGTCCGCATCTGATGGAGTTTCCGCATCCAAAGAATAGGCATCATCAAGCCCGTCTTCATCTTCGGCTGGCTTTTCTAATGCTACAGGCTTAATTTCAGATAGCGGGTTAGTGATGGTATTAAATCTGCGCTCTGTAAGGTTCTGCGCGTCCTCAAAATTATAGAGGCTATCATCCCTGCGTATTAAATCATCTAAATCTGAGGACATCGGGAGGCGTTTAGATAGGCGGCGAATGACAGTCTTTTTTGCCATTTCTTCCCACCACTGCACCCACGGGCCTTTGTCCTTTGATCTGCTAACATTTCGAACTTTTTCAATTTCTGCGACTGTCATTACCTCGCGGTAAATCCCGCCTTCTTTAGTTTTTGCTATAGCGTAAACAACAACCGGCTTCCCTCTATCGCCGATTATAAGCGCTTCATGCGTGATGCTTTCTTCATCGCCGAGCCGGTATGTAAATTTATCATTCTCATATGCGATATTGGCAGTTATGGATAATATCTCGCCGCTGTTATGCATCTTCTTTATAATGCCGCCGATCATAGGCATCCACTGGACTGTCCCCTTAAACATGACAAATGCGCCCTCGCGCTTATCCGGTAGCAAGCCGTCTTGTGCGGCGCGCATTGCGGCCTCAAACAGACTTAGCCTGTTTGCTTCCAGTAATGCTTTATCGCTGCGCACAGCGGTCAACACCACACGGATGAATCTTTCTACGGGGATATGCGGGGGCAATGCCGCAAGGAACCCATGCTCCATATTCTTAAGCTGAATATCAATTTTCTCTGATTGTTCTGCGGTTACAACTGCGTGAGTGTTCATGGCCGTCCCTTTCAATTCATTCCGTACCAAGTCGGCAATTCGCTAATGTCCATTTCGTCTAACGGCTCAGCGATAAGCCAAGGCGTGTCAGCGCCATGCGTGTGCATGTATTTTTTGTAATTATGCTCTGCGCGCGTTATGTAGCTTCTGCCTATTTCTAAAATGGGATTTGCGGGGGAAAGAACCGTACCCCATGTTAGCGGCGCGCTTTCGGCTTGCCAGAAACAAAAAACAAAAGCCCATTCCTCTGAATTCGCAATACGCTCCAGCAAATCTGAATTTGGAATATCCCCGAAGATAGAACCTTCATTAAAAAGCGCTTTCATAGCCATGCGCCCTTCGTTGTAATGCTGCGCTTGGACAGGATAATTCCAATCAGCAATTGCCCTGCGGCAAGCGGCGACAAAATCTATAGAGCGGCTGTTGCGGATTGATTTCAAATCCACAATTGCGCGAGTTTTCAGATAATCAAACCGAGCCTTTTTCCTTATACCGTCGGCCTCCCAAAATATTGAAACCTCCGGCAACCCACCGCTGAAAGCGTCTGATAGATACGGGTTGCCTTCTATGGATTGCGCGGCCATTAATATGCGGTTCCAATCATCACGCTTTAGCGGAAGTTTGCCGATTTTATTTAGCTCTTCACGCTCCCGCTTGCCTTCCTTTGTTGAGGCAGCTTCATCAACAGGGCCGTAACACGCATTGAACTTCTGCGCCCCCTCCAAGACAATCTTATGGACTGCTCTTCCATATGCCTGTGATGGCGTAGGCTGGTCCTTTTCCTTCAATGGATTAAGCGATGAAGAAAACCAATAATCCGGCGGCGAATAAGACAGCTTCCGCATATCCGATGATCCTAGCGCCGTATCAGCGTGATATTCGTCTTCATTTAGGCCTAAATAAATGCCACATTTCATGCTGCACCTATTTCCTGTAAAAGCTGGGTTGTTGTTCGCTCAAAAGCTCGCTGATAAAGCTTTGTCGCAGTGCGCGGGTTGATGGTTTTTGGCTGCACAATGCGATGCGAACGCCTGAATAACCTTGCGGCGCGAACAACCTCATCATAGTGCTTGCCAAGCCAAGACAGGCTTATTCCAAGCCGTGCCGCCACCTCTGAAACTTGCAAAGCATCATCAAGGTTAATTGGTTCATGCGAGAGTATTTCGCCGAATGCCTGTGAGGATAATTCACTCATCATTATCCCCCACCAGACAGCCGCGTGATTGTTCGGAGATTTGGGATAGAAGTTCGTCACTCTCATTCTGAGCAGGCCCTTGCATGGCGGCGATTGTCTCGGCGATTGCCAAGTCAAGCAATTCTGCTGATTGGAAGGCTCCACCATCTTTCATCATGTCTGATGACAATTGCGCACAAAGAAGAAGTGTGTCGGCGGAAGTCCGGCTTATGGTGACTGTTCCACTCATGACAGCCCCTCGCCTTCTTCAGCGACTACGTGGATACAGGCGAAGCGGTCATCTTGCGCCTCAAAATCAGCTGACCATCTCGTAGTATGGCAATGTCCGAAACCAGAAGGATAAACGTTCACCCACATTTCAATGCGCTTAGGCTCTGGCTTTTCTTCTGGTGCGGGTTCTTCCCAGGGGCCTATGAGGTCGTGATCGCTTTCACCATCCTCACATCTAGACCTTCCATCTTGGTGCCAACTCCAAAAATTTCCTCTGCTGTCGGCACCGACAAGGCAATCATCATCCTTGCACCCACCATCCCTCAAATCGCACCCCACCCACGCCCTTTCACCATCCCTCTGCTTATAAAATCCGGGGCCGGTGTAAACAAAGCCTTGTGGTTTTTTGGTGCTGTCTATTGCTGCGCAAATAGATAAACCTAATGCTACATATGCGTTTGAAAGCTCAATATTTCTTTGGTTAGGGTGGGTTGCATTCAAGTGCAGGCGAACGCAGTGCGCTATTGTTTTCGCATCCTCCAATGTCAGCTTCACTTCGTTGCTCATGCCGCGCACTCCCCGCCACAGTCAGCAAAGCGCGGCAGGAAATAGCGACCAAGCTTGCCGGTTTTCCTGTTAATGTGATCTCGTATGCCCATTACATCGTGCATTAGATTAAATTCGTCGGCTGCCCACATGTCGACCAAGCGCAACTTGCACCCGTTCATGTGTGTAGCTGTAATATCCATGCGCGTATCAATTTGATTGATACGTATGCCATGCTCTTTCGCTATTTTGGCAACGCGCCGCGCTATAGAAGCAATGATTTTTGCTTCTTCTTTTGAGACATCAAATCTAATTTTCTTGCTCATGCGTATAACTCCCGCTCTGTCCAAAGCCGTCCGCCTTGTCCGGTAAATTCTTCCAGTGCTTTTGAATTGATTTCGTCGTTGTAACGGTCAAACACCGCACGGCTTACGAGGTCATAAAGCTGGTGATCCGGCTTTATCTCTATGGTGGATGTTTCCCATTTCTTGGTGGTGTAGTTGTATCTGTCGGCGCGAATATCAGCGCTTGATAGCGTTGCGTCTTCCACACCAGCGCGAGACACATCAACATCCACATACGCGGTGCCGTGAAATTCAAATGCGCCATAGCCAGCTTCATTTTTAAACAGCGGCACTTCTTCAAGTTCGATCTGTATCTGGAACGACATCACATGCCCCCCATGAACTGAGTGCCAATCTTGATAAGCGCCGCCAACGCATCGCGCGTGAACAGCAGGCAATACAAGAAGGTCATAACCAGAAGCGGGAATACCGCCCTGTCCGCCATATCCAGAATTTTTGA